AAATCCTTGAATGACCCTGAGAAGCTGAACAAAGCGAGCGCGAATGCGATTGCGTACTCATTTTCGCAGATATTTTCTGCGCGTCGATTGGAGAGCGGCCAAAGCACTCAGAACGTGGCAACTCAGACAGTGACAATCTCACTCACAACAGCCGAATACTCGGACGACTGATAACTAGCGTTATCGTTCAAGCACTCTTAACCCATTGTACTTGCTCTCCTTTGTAAGGAGCCCTCCTCTATACCCCAGCAAAACACTCCGTATTCCGTGCGCGCGCGTGCGCCTGCTCGTGCGTGTGTGTGTGCGCGTGTGCGTGCGTGCGCGTGTGTGCGCGTGCGCGCGAGGGGTGCCAGGGGAGGGGGGAGTCGGGGGTGAGCCGTTTACCGCGTTCACCTCACAGTTAATTAAGACCCATGCCTAAGTCCACCCAATTTTTTTAATGCCGCCGTCTCCTGCGCCTTGGCTTGGCCTTACCTTGGCGTGTCAGTATTTGCTTTACAACCGAGTGTTGCCATCCACCGTTCCCTGTCTTTGTGGGTATGCCTTTCTCGTTTAGGTGCTTGGCTATCTGTCTCCAGCTCAGTCCAATTATGTCCAGCGTGAATATCTGTCTGATAGTTTCGCCTTCTAATGGCAGTGGGGTTAGCCGTCCGTCTTTTAATTCAAATCCGTATGGGGTTACACCGCCCAGCCATTTGCCTTCAACTTTTAGCTTGGCGTGTGCCTGTCTTACGAGTTCTCCTACTTGCCAGTGGCCTTTTTGCCCATGAGCTTTTGGATGGCAGGTGGAGCATAGTGGGACGGTCCGTTTTCCGCCTAGCGACCGTGGGATGACGTGATGCCTGTGGGTAGCCTTCTTGCCACATTCAAAACACAATTTGGTCTGATCGGCTGACAGTTTCATTATAGAAACCGCTCAGTGTCCGTGTGTATTTTTGATTAGCAAGGGTAGTTACTAACCGGACACTGAGCTTATGTCAGGGTAACAAAAAGGCCTGGTTCCAAGTAAGTTGCCCTACTTAAAGCCAAGCCCTGTATGCTGAAACGAACTTCGTGCAATTACTTGCAGCGACTTCCCATCTTTGCTTTCTTACCTTTCTTTTTTGCAGCCATTAAAGCTCCTATGGTTATTAGCTTGGCCAATTCCAAGCATGGTTAATTATAGGGATAGGTTTGCAGAAGCCGTCAAAAAATCGTGTCTATTTTGCAAGTGCTAGCTTGAAGCGCTGCTCTATCTCTGAGGCTAGGGTTGGTTTTGGAGTGTAGAACATCTCTATCCCAAGCTGTATTTTGATCAGCCGGATTTCCTGCTCTCTTTCACTTAGGCTTTGTTGCCTTTGAGATCTCTTCTCTTTCCTTTCGGTTCTCATTTCTCTTGGATCTATTCCAACCGTCTAGATCACCTTGGCTATTGTTTACCGCCGGTAGGCTCACTAGGAAGAATAGTTTGGGATCACCGTACCCAACTAGGGGAACAGTGAAACCAAACTAATCCAAACAAACCAAAGGTTCACTGAGGTCTGGTGAAATCGAGTCCCTTTCAGGATGGGTCGGTTAGAGTCCTTACCCGTTTAGTCTCTGTCTGGTCGCCCTTGTCCTCGCCGCTGGGAACTCTGTATTTCAAGGTTCTGGCCATCGTAAACAATTCCTGTTTACGACTACTCCACCCGAACTAACGGATGGTTTCAGAGGGGTTCACTAACTCAGGTTTCCCTTTGCCTTTCACCGACAAAGGACCTCGTGGGTCGCCAAAAATCTTAAAGCGTTGCCATGAGTGGTTCGTCACCAGTCACCCTGGACCTTACGGTATCCAGGCACTCGCTGTAGTAGTTGGTAGCTCCCTATGCTGACTACCCGCCACATAGATCCTAGCTGCGGTCACTATACAACGACACTAGATTTCCACCCAAGTAAATAGATGCTTTTTTTTGCCAGGTCTTCGGAGGTGGGCTGGTAAACTGTTTGGCGCGATGCGGATTGACCAAGACAAAGAGCCCCTGAAGTTTATCTTTCCTGTAGAAGTTGGCGACCACTTGATGCGCTTACCTGAGGCTAAGATGTGGTGCTACTGCTTGATGCAGGGGATAGCTACGGCCATTGGCAGCTATAGGACCAGGGACCTAAGGAAAACGGGTAAGCAGGACAGATATTGGTTCTTGAGGGATAATAGGCATTACGTGGGGAGTTGTAGTTGGATTTGCGAGCTTCTAGGTGTGGATAGGGAAAGGTTGATACGGCACGTATTCAAGAACAGACACCTGCTTAGAAGGCACCCCTGCAAGCTGAGGATTAGCTACAATGACGGATAAGGTGGGCGAGGACCAACCGGACCTGTTGATAGATGGGATAGCCTGGAAGCGATTACCGGGCGTTAAGTATGGGCATGACTTCTGTAGGTACTTTGAGGACAAGCGAGCGGCCGGTGTTCCTAATACGGATGCCCTAGCCAGGATGTTTAAAGACAACCTGTGGTTCCTCGTTTACTTCGGGATGCGGGTTTCTATAGCTAACCACCCGTGGTGGGTTCAATGCTGCAAAGATGTCATGCGTGGGCCTAAGAGTCACACCCTAGACTTGTGGGCTCGTGAGCATGGAAAGACGACCATCATTACCCAGGGCGAGACTATTCGGCAGATACTCAATAACCCAGAGGAGCGCATAGGTTTGTTCTCGTACTCGCGCCCAGCGGCCTTGTCTATCCTGCGCGGTATTAAGCAAATACTGGAAGGCAGCACACTCTTAAAGGCTTGTTTCCCTGACATCCTTTACCAAGACCCCAGGACCGAGGCTGACAAGTGGTCAGAGACGGATGGTTTGATTGTAAGGCGTAAGGGCTTTTACAAGGAGGCCACACTAGAGGCTCATGGATTGATTGAGGGTATGCCCGTAGGTAAGCACTTTAGCGGCCGTATCTATGACGACATTGTGACTCAAGACCTGGTTAATAGCCCGGACGTTATGGCCAAGCTGACCGACACGTTCGACATGAGCCAGAATCTAGGAACCATTGACGGCTGGCATAAGGTTATTGGCACGACCTATCACCATGAGGACCTGCTCGTTAAGCTCCGCAATAAGACCACAGCCGACGGCAAGCCGGTGTATACGGTCAGGGTAAAGCCTGCAACCGTGGATGGAACTCCCAATGGGGCGAGCGCCTATCTGCCAGAGGAGCGGATGGCAGAGCTAAGAATCAACCGGCAGATGTTCTTCTCTCAGCAGCTATTAGACCCAACGCCTCAGGGCACTCAGAAGCTAGACCATAATCTCCTTGTGGAAATCTCCCCGGCTCGTATCCCTCAGAAGCTATTCAGGTTCATGCTCGTGGACCCAGCGGGAGAGCGTAAGTCAGACAAGCGGCAGGGTGACTCTTGGGCTATGGGGGTTATTGGTGTCGAGCCGTACCGAGATGACATCGGAAACAGCAACATCTACGTCCTAGACCTAATCATTGAGCCCCAGACCGAGGCCGAGGCCATTACCAATGTTGTGCGCATGTTTATGCGTAACGGACAGATAAGACAGCTTGGAGTCGAGAAAGTCGGACTTTCTACCGCCGAAACGCACATTAGCAAAGCCTTACTTGCCCGTGGGAGAAGCATTACAGTTGAAAACAAGGGCCTGGTTTTGCTTAGACCGGCAGGAAGAAGCAAGCAACAACGAATTGAGTCTGCATTACAGTATCCTTTAATGCACCAAAAGATTCATTTGAGTACTGCTATTCCAGCCGCGTATCGGGAAAGACTCAGATTGGAGATGCAAAAGTTTCCATTCTGGCACGACGACGGTATCGATATGTTGAGCTACATATACGACGTCATCAAGGATTATCGATTCGGCACGCCAGACCTAAGGACGGAGAGGGACAAGTGGGACGACGCCTATGCTGAGAGGTCCCAGTCCAGTAAGCCTAACGGCTGGCTATACGTATGAAGCAACTCAAAAAGCTATCTCGTTTCGGACTCGGTAGGGCTGCTCACAGTCATATCGTTTACCTAAACGACGAGACTGGCGTTGGCCTTTGCTCGACCGATATGGGGCACGCGCACGACATAGTGTACCAGCCACCAGTACCACCGCAGACCGATCAGGCAGGGAACGAAGTAGCTCCTGGGAGCCCTGGAGTGTGGATAGTGCAGCCGTCGATGGACGGACACACCCACGAGATTCAGGATTACCAAGCCAAGGTTTCAAAAAAAAAGGAGGACGACCGGCAGATCCTCTCTGACATACGCGAACTCTTTAAGACTGCGCGAGAGCTGGAAAAGGATAGTCTTGAAAAGGCAAAGGAGAGCGAAGACTACTACTCAGGCAAGCACTGGGATGAGGTTGAAAAGGCCAGACTTGAGGGCCTTAGTAGGGCAGCAGTCACTATCAACAAGATTGAAAAGAACGTTGATGCGATTTGTGGGATACAGCGCCAAGAGCGTACGGACCTTAAATACGTTCCTCAAGAGGGTGGCGACCAGAAGGTAGCAGACCTCCTGAACATTACATCCAAGCACATTCTCAGCAGGTGTTACTTTTCTCGTGAAGAGAGCGCAGCTTTTGAGGACGCGGTCATTACTGGCCGAGGTCAGCTCAATTTGTTTATGCGGTTCGATAATGACCTGCGCGGTGAGATTGTTGTGGAAAAGTTTCCCTGGGCAGATGTTTGCTATGGGCCACACGAGAAGCTAGACCTTTCGGATTGTGAGTACCTTTGCAAGCATCGCTGGTTTTCCAAAGCTAAGATTGAGCAGCTATGGCCGGATAAGGCCGAGGACATCCAGCTAGACTACGAGGATTTCATTCTCGACAAGGGGGCTTCGGTTCAATACGCCTACGATAACTACTCGCACGGGACAGCGCTGCAACTCTGGGGTACGGACCCTATGGTTGATATTGCCAAGAAGGAGTACCGAGTCGTTGAGTGCTGGCGCAAGGTGTACGATAAGGGCTCTGTTATCGCTAATGCCGCTGAGGACTTCTACTTCAACGCTAATGGCTGGGAGGCTAGGGACCTAAAGAGCGTTCGGACTATCCCAGGGTTCTTCGTTGTAGAGCAAAATCAAACTAAGATGAGAGTCACCAAGGTGGCTGGTGGCGTTGTTCTTTCAGATGAGTACCCAGCCGAGCTTCCAGTGGATGATTTCTTCATCATCCCAATCTACGGAAAGAAGCGCGGCATAGACTTCTGGGGCAAGGTAGAGGCTGCTAAAGACCCGCAGAAATACCTCAACAAGCAGTACTCGCTGGTGATTGATATCGGCAACAAGATGGCAGCCTATGGCTGGTTCATCGACAGCATGACTTTCCCTGACAACGAGAAGGAGAAGTTTAAGCGCACGTCATCGAGCCCAGGATTTGTCGTTGAGGTTAATGATTCAACGCGACCGCCATCACGGGTAGAGGGCGTTAAGTTTCCATCAGAGCTGATTCAGCTAATGGATGTTGGAGATAATCTTATTACCGACGCCATGAACATCGTTATTCAGCCAAACGGCGCTAACGAGTCTGGAGCTATGTTTGCTCAGCGGCGAAACGACAAGCTGCTTGGGTCTGAGTACCTGTTTGACAACCTCTCATTCGCCAAGCAAAAGCTCGGTCGTATACTTATCAAGCTAATCCAGAAGTACTACACGCCAGATAGAATTATCAGAATCGTTCGCAACGTTGCTAGCAAAGAGAGCGTGGAGCTTGCAGGTCAGCCGATTGATGACTTTTCGGACGACGATATAGCACAGATGCTTGTCACGACTGATCTTGACCAGTACGACGTTGAGGTAACCGAGAGCGCATGGAGCCCAACAATGAGGCTCAGCACGTTCATGTTGTTGTCGGATCTTGCCAAGAGCGGTCAGCCAATTCCACCTGAAGCACTCCTTGAGTTCGCGGATATGCCAGCCGAGGTTCGTAACAGACTCGTGCAGCAGATGGCTCAACAGGGTCAGGCGCAAGCAGACGCAGAGCAGGCAAAGGCAGATGCCGAGATACAAAAGACTCTCATCGCGCAGGGTCAAATACCGCCAGCGGTACAGCAAAAGTTTCTTATCCAGCAACCACAAGAAGCACAAGCCCCGAATGAGGCCAATCAAGGTCCGGGGATTATGTAAGGATGATGGATGGAAACTACTGACACAGTAGGAACTGAAGCAGAAGGTACTCAACAGGGAACGAGTCAGGAGTACGTTGAGCTGCATGAGGCAAGCGACGAGGACATTAGTGCTTTTTTGGAAAGCGCCGATGAACGCGAAGGCAAGCCACAAGTAGCCCAGCAGCAAGCTGAGCCCGGAGAAAAGACAGAACAAAAAGCCGAGGAGCCGAAAGAGGAGCCCGTAGACCCTAACTCACAGGTGAGTAAGAAGGATTACGAAGCCCTATTAAAGCGCCTCGATGGATTGGAACTTCTTAACAAAAGGCGAACAAGCGATCTCGCAGTCGTTAAGCAGCAACTCCGGGCGTTCATAGAACAGAACAATAACCTCGATGAACAGTGGTTAGAGTCACCGACTCAAGCCTACGCCAAGGCGCGTCAGGTTGAGATGGCTCAACAGAAACTTCAAGAGGCCGAGGCCGAGGAGCAGCAGCTTACAAACGAGCATCAGGCACAAGTGCTATTAGCGCACCACATTGGAGAGCAGTTAGATATAGAGGCCATCGGACAGTCGTTAATGTCAGACGGTATGCCAGAAGGGTTTGTTGCTTCCTTCTTGGAGAATCCATATCGAGGCGCTCTCCCTGAGACGCTAATCCAGTTGGCTAAAAGAGCCACGGCTGAGAAGAAGGTACGAGAGCTGGAGTCTACACTCCAACAGATAGTGCCCTACACTCAGAAGCTACTAGAGGAGCGTAAAACCGCACCTCAGAATGTGCTGAAGAACGTTTCTACGGCAATGCGACAGGCACCCCAGGTTACGGCCTCAGCGGGTGGGACGGGACAGTTCGGTGCTAACCGGAATGTTGATCCAGCTTTGATGAGCGACCAGGAGTTACAGGAGTTCCTAAAAGGTAATTAACTTTTTAGGGATTTAACATGGCAAAGACTACTTTTGCTACTTCTGACGCTTTAACCAAAAAAGCGTGGGAAGAGAAACTATTCCGCGACGCTGTAAAGGAGTCGTATTTCTCAAAGTTCGTCGGCAGTGGCGCTGACTCAATCGTAACCGAGAAGACACAGCTTACTAAGGACAAGGGTGACGAGATCACTATTGGACTTCGTATGAAACTTCAGGGTGCGGGAGTAACTGAGGGCCAGCCACTTGAGGGCAACGAAGAGAAGCTCGCTACTTACAGCATGAAGGTAACTCTCAAGCAGTATCGACATGCCGTTCGTGATGACGGAGCTATGAGCCGAAAGCGAGCTATGTTCGACATTTCTTCTGAGTCTGAGTCCTCTTTGAAGGATTGGATGTCAGAGAAAGTTGATCAGCTTCATTTCGACGAAGTTGGAGTTGGCGCTGGTGCTACAGCAAACCCATCGAAGATTTTCTACAAGACATCTTCGGGAGTTCTGTCCACTGGAACAGCGGCTACAGCTAAGTCTACTCTGACAACAGCTGATGGAAAGTTGACTCTCAACTTCCTTAGCTACCTCAAGACTTGGGCTTTGACGGGTGGCGCTCGTTCGTACATCCCGCTTCGTCCAGTTAAGGTAGAGGGCAAGCCTTACTACGTTCTCCTTACGCATCCTGATGCTGTCTACGATCTCCGTGCTACATCGGAGTTCCAGCAGGCGATGCGCGAGGCTGAGATTCGTGGAAAGGAGAATCCTCTGTTCACTGGAGCAGTGGCAATCTGGGACGGTGTTGTAGTTCACGCGCATGAGAACTGCGCTATCGCTACTGACGCTGGTTCTGGATCGAATGTTCCTTGGGTGAAGTCTGTGCTCCTTGGCGCACAAGCTCTTTGCTGGGCTTGGGGCAAGCGACCAGAAGTCGTTCAGAAGACATTCGACTACGACAATGAGGAAGGGTATGCAATCGGCATGATCGCAGGCGTGAAGAAGTCTATCTTCAACTCGCTCGATTATGGTTCGCTTGGCGTATACCTCTCTCGTACTAACGTAGCTGGTGCATAATAGGAGGATACTGATATGCCAACCTTTCAAAGCTCAAAAGTAGCTGCAACCGTAATGGCTCGCAGTGGTCTTGATACAACAACAGTAACGGGCGAGATCGCAATTCCTACTGGTTTTGCAACTAACGACGTTGTTGAGATGGTGAAGGTTCCTGCTGGCGCAACGGTGTTAAACGTAAAGTTGACATCTTCGGCTGGCGTAGGAGCTACGGCAAACCTCGCGGTAGGAGACGGCGTTGATACTGACCGTTTCATTACTTCGACTGCGTTTACCGCTAGTGCTGTAGCGCGTGACAATACCCATGTAGGGCATGGTCATCGCTATACGGCAGACGATACAATCGACATTCTGGCAGTATCTATCGCTACCCCAACTGTGGGTACGGTAGTGCGCCTGACTGTTGAGTACACAATGCAGCAGTAATTAGGTTCTGGGGAGGGCTGCCCGTATGGGGCTCTCCCCGTTTTCAAACGGCGGGGAATATGGACGAAGAGCTTTTGCAAAAACTGGATTATATTTTGATGAACCTCAGGGCCGAACGGGGCGGTAAGGATGCCAAGACCGCGCTGCGCGAGATGCGGGGCGAGGTGGATATGCCCGAATGGGCAGACAAGCTCAATGCAAAAGCAAAGGAAGATGTTGACTCCGCAAATCTTGGGGCGCTTGAGAAGCTCTATATTGGCAAAATGCGAAATCAAAGTGTTTGGGGCTCCGAGCTTCCCACTAACGATCCGTTATTCGATGCTGGCCAGGAGATACACGGCTCTGAATATGGTGCTGGTCTAGAAGACTTATCGCCAGAGGAAGTTCAGTATTATTCAAACATGGGGCGAAAGTATCGGGAGTCAGAGAATCAAAGCATAGATAAATGGAATGATTCTTTGCTTGGTTATTTAATTCCACGAGTAAGAAGGTAGCTGATAATATGGCACTGTCTGATTACAACTTTAACGTCACTCGAACGGAGATAATCGAACGTGCCTATCGCATGATTGGCAGACTCTCTATGGGAGAAAACCTGTCATCGGAGATGCACTTACAGGGAGTGCTAGCCCTAAACTCGATGGTTAAGAGCTGGCAAAGTAAGCATGTATTCCTTTGGACATTGACCCAGTTCACTCAGACGTTAACTGCTAATCAAGCGAGCTACTCCCTAGCATCCGCAGAGCCCCCAATCTATGCGATTGATAGAGCATACCTAAGAATAGACAACGTAGATCGTCCAATGGAGGTTTCCTCATGGAGACAGTATCGGGACATAGCGCGAAAAAATACGCCGGGCGACCCGTCGGTTGTGGCGTTAGACACGAACCTAACTCCAACTATGTATGTTTGGCCTGTGCCTCAGCAGACGCGAACGATGTACTACACGGCGATTGTAAAGCTCAAGGATTTCGACACGTCCAATGGCAATCCCGATTTCCCTGTTCGATATGTGGACGCACTGACATTTGGCCTCGCTCATGCACTATCATTTGAGTACGGCTTGCCCATATCTGAGCGTCGGGAGCTTGAGAGGCAATATCAATCGGCCTTTTCTGAAGCTAAAGGCGGCGAGCGCGAGAGAGCTGATTACGAGTTTGTGGATGGAGCTTTTAACTAATGGCAACCGCGTTACAAGTAGAATCAATCTGGAACGGGCTTACGGACAACAATGGCCAACCATTAGCGGCCGGTAGGGTTTATACTTACTCCGCTGGTACTAGCACTCCGATTTCGCTATACACCTCAAGCGATAAGAGTACTTTCGCAACGAATCCCCTTATTCTCGATGGCAACGGCAAGGCTCAGGTTTGGGGCGATGGTCGATATAAGTTTGTTGTTAAGTCTAGCGCCGATGTCACTCTCTATACTCTTGATAACCTGCTATACGGATTCGATGACACAACAGTTCTGCTGGGTGGAATATCCACTGGATCTGCCAATGCACAGACTGTAAGTGTACCATCAACGGTAGAGAGTTACTCAAACGGACAGCGGGTTACTTTTATAGCTGGCTACACAAACACAGGGGCTACTACACTCCAGTTCAATAGCCTTTCTGCAATCAGCATTGTTAAAGGCCCAACCACATCTAGTCTCCAAGCGGGAGATATTATTGCTGGTCAGCTTTATAGCTGCACATATTACGCTGGACAATTCCGACTAGAGAACTTTCCTACTACTGCCGACATCCAGCGCTCTCGGTCCCACCTGCTAGCAACCGTTACCGGAACAAATACAATTACAGCCAATGCGACCCCAGCACTTACTGGCTATGAGGTTGGAGAGGTATTTCGCTTTAAGGCCGCTAATAGCAACACGGCAGCCGCAACAATCAACATTGACTCCCTCGGCCCTAAAGCAATTCAATTTAACAACGCCGCACTTACTTCTGGCGAGATTGGTCAAAACCTATGGCATGAGATTGTTTATGACGGAACTCAGTTCCAGTTGCTCAATTCGGCGCTTAGCGCTAGCACTCGCACAATACCAATAACTGTCGGGCAGGTTCAGGACGGTGCAGTTCTCAACGGTGGCACATCCACTGGCTCTGCTAATGCTCAAGTCATCAATCTCTCCCCTGATCTAACTGCCTATGTTGCAGGACAGCGATTCATATTTAAGGCTGGTTTTACAAACACAGGGGCGGCCACTCTTGCTGTCGATTCGCTCGGACCCAAGGCTATCCAATTCAATAACGCTGCTCTTGTTTCGGGCGAGATTGGCCAGAACTTGTGGCATGAGATTGTTTATGACGGAACTCAGTTCCAGTTGATGAATCCAGCGTCGAGCGCAAGCACGCGAGCCTTGCCAACAACCGTAGGCCAAGTCCAGGATGGATCTATCATTTATGGTGGAACGTCCACTGGCTCCGCTAACGCACAGGCTATAAATATCGCGCCAGACATAACGGCTTATACGTCCGGGCAACGATTCGTATTCAAGGCAGGATTTACAAACACAGGAGCTACCACACTTGCAGTCGACTCGATCACTCCGGCAGTTGCAATTCAGAGATTCGGCGTAGCGCTTGTAGGTGGAGAGATCCAGCTCAATGATATAGTAGAGGTTGTATACGACGGGGCTCAGTTTCAGCTCCGTAATTCCACACCGGACCCGGTCTTCATTGATCGAACTAACAGCCGTCTCGGAATAGGAACCAGCAGCCCAGCGACTATTTTTCATGTGGTAGCTACGACACCAGAGGCGCGAATACGTGGACAAAATCCAGTATTAAATCTTCAAAATACTTCTACCGCCACCGGCGCAGGTGGGATTCTTCGATTTGATCATGATCAAACCTCAGCAAAGCCATTCGCAGAGATTAGAGCTGAGGCAGTTGATGGGAATGTCGCAACCAGGGCTGGAAATGTTGTAATTGCTGTATCGGCGCAATCGACCGGAAATCTGACAAATCGTGTTTTCCTTCGGCACGACGGGAGAATGGGATTTAACACCAGCTCAATAAACAAAACATTTAATTTTGATGTTCAAGCGGCTGATGAAGGCGTCGAAATAAAAGCAACTAATCGACCTAATTTGTATCTACAATCAAGCACCACCGGTGGCTACATTCGTTACGATAATCAGACGAACACAGTTGGCGTCGCTAATGTTATAGTTGTCAGCAATACAACTAGTGGCGTGTATCTTGCGTCTGGTGCAAACGCATGGTCGTCAGCTTCAGATCAAAGATTAAAGAAAAACATACAATCATTAGATCGCGGCTTGGATGAAATATTAGCACTTCGTCCCGTGCGATATGACATGCTTGTGGATGAATCAAACGATTCGTCCCGTCTCGGATTTATTGCTCAGGAGATTTTGCCACACATACCCGAAATGGTTGCTGGTCAAGAGTCTACAACGTATGGAATTACGATTACTGACCTTATTCCGGTTCTCACTAAAGCGATCCAGGAATTAGCAGCCAAAAACGATGCGCTCGAATCACGAATAGCCGCATTGGAGTCCTAGCCAATGCCAACGGTCCGAGTTCCCATCTTTGAATCGATAATGAAGGGGGTCGATGGAGTTGAACTCAACGAAGAGAACTTCACCGTTACCGATGGTTATCGCACAGTAAAAGGGGGAACAACTGGACGACCTGGAACTAAGCAGCTTTTTGTCGGTAGTGGCGCTTCTGGTTTTGGAGTTGACGGTCTTTTCTATTGGCCTGAGCAAAATGCAGTGATGGCAGTTGGTGGCGGTGAGGTCTATCAGCTCTCCTATGTTTCGAGAACTCCAGTCACAACTTCGCTATCGGCTGGTAACGTGCTACTTAACCAGAACAGGCCTGTATCGATGGCGGTTGATAGGAACTATTTCTATTGCTGCAACGGAGGAAGGATAGTCTATACAGCTCCAGGGGGAACCCCGGCTTATGTTCCTGATGTTGATGCGCCCACTGGAGCGCTGCACATAGCCTATCTTGATGGCTACATAATAGCGATTGATAACTCCAATAAGTTCTATTGGTCTGATGTCAATACTGGTACAAGCTGGAACGCTCTTAGCTTTGCTAGCGCTGCTGGCAGCCCTGATAATATCGTAGCTCTAAAGGTCTACAATAGAGAAATATACCTTTTCGGCGAGCGAACAGTCGAAGTCTGGGAAAACGACGGCACGACTCCATTCTCTCGAATCCCCGGCGGGATGATTCAAAGTGGCTGTTCTGCCCCTTATGCAATTATTGAAGACGAAAATAGCATTTATTGGATAGATGATAATCGGCGGCTTGTTCGGTTTGCCGGTAAGTCAGTAGAGCGACTAAGCACTAAGTTTGATCGAGAACTGCAAAGCCTTTCCAGGGTATCCGATGGCATAGCGTCTAAGATTGAAATTGATGGCTACGTTTTCTTTGTATTCAGCTTTAGAGAAGCTAACAGGACTTTGGTTTACAACCAGACTACCGACGACTGGTGCGAGTGGGGGCAGTGGAGTCTTGCAAATGCAAACTATGATCGCTGGATTGGCAACTCTTATTGCTATGCAGAGAAGTGGGGGCTTCACTTAGTAGGACAGAAGAACAAGGTTGTCGTATCAGAACTGCGTAAAGACTATTACTCAGACGATAGCTCTGTCATTCGACCATACAGACTCACCGGCCATATAGACTATGGAACGAGTCAACTGAAGCGCTCGAATGAGCTTCGGTTTAGAGCAAAGAGGGGTATTGGTCTTTCTGGCAGAACTCCGAGGGTGATGCTTCGCTACAAGATTGACAACAAGGATTGGTCCAACATTAAGGAGTTCTCGCTGGGCGATGTGGGCGAGTACAACATTATTGTACGGGACCATAGGCGAAAGATATTCAGAACTATTCAGTACGAGTTCAGCGCCACAGATGCGGTTGACGTTGTGTTCTCCCAAGCGGAAGAGGATATTGAGGTGCTTCGATGACAATACGTCGCCCACCTCGTCAATCAACGGACAGCTTTCAGGACCGAAAGTGGAAGGAGCAAGCCTTCTATGATGCTAATCGTCCTACTGGAGCTACTGGCCCTATGGGACCGGCTGGACCTCAGGGACCGGCCGGACCTACAGGAGCTACTGGACCACAAGGCCCGCAGGGTATTGCTGGCCCTACCACCGTCAACGTTGGCACCACCACCACCGTCTCTCACGGCACTCCGGCTGGAGTTACTAATGGTGGAAACAGCACCAATGTTGTTCTTAATTTTACAATACCTCAAGGCGCTCCTGGGCCTGTAACGGCTTACATCTTTGATGGAGGCGACCCATACTCAGTTTATTCAGTTGGTCCAGCTTTTGACTGTGGCGGAGTTGTTTAATGCCTAATATACAGTTCCAGTTTCGACGAGGCACAGCGGCGCAGTGGGCAGCGGCCAATCCAGTTCTCGCATCCGGCGAGATGGGCATTGAGACTGATACTAACAAGTTCAAGTTAGGTAACGGTACTACAGCCTGGAACTCGCTTCCCTATGGTGGCATTAAAGGCGACACCGGCGCTATTGGTCCAACTGGGCCTACTGGCGCTACTGGCCCAACTGGGGCTACGGGCGCGGCTGGACCTGCCGCTACCGTTTCGGTGGGTACAGTTACTACCGGCTCTGCTGGATCTAGCGCCTCCGTAACCAACGTCGGAACA